TAGACGCAAGACTTGCTCCCACCTATTCTAGTGGTGACGGAGATATTCTGCGTAAAACTGATGCAGCCTCAGTAAAACAATCGATTAAGACATTGTTGTTGACAAATCGATTTGAAAAACCTTATCAGCCGGGGTTTGGTGCGAATCTCAGTGAATTGCTTTTTGAGTTGATTGATGAGACCACCGGTGATGAGATGATTGACCGAATCATCAACGCAATCGAGACGTATGAACCGCGAGCAAAGATTCTAGACCTTGCGGTCAATGCGTCACCTAATTACAATACGGTTTCTGTTGTATTAGAATTTCGTGTAGTCAATACTCAGATATCAGATACATTAAAAGTAAAACTAACGGAGTCACCTGCAGCTGCAACACCGGTATTACCTGTAACTCCAGAAGTATTACCGGATGAAATTATCAAGACTGAGAACAACGAACGATTACTTACGTTTGATAATTTGTTACTCCGTGCAGATGAACTGGGTCTTGTTGATGGTGCAATTCTTACTATACCAGAAGAGAACCAGTTGTTGACACAAACCGAAACCGTACTCATAGTGAACCAAGTTTAAGGGATAAGAAATGGCAACTACCATTAAATCAACAGAGTTAGACTTCGAACAGATTAAGAATAATCTTAAACTGTTTCTTGCACAGAAAGAACAGTTCGCAGATTACAACTTCGAAGCATCTGGTATATCTAACCTTTTGGATGTCTTGGCATATAACACTCATTACAACGCACTACTTGCAAACTTTGCACTAAACGAGTCTTATCTGTCTACTGCACAACTTCGTTCATCTATGGTTGGACTTGCAAGTTCATTGGGTTACGTGGTAGGTTCAAGGGTTGCATCGAAGGCAGTCATTCGCATGTACGTAGATTATTCCGCTACAGGTGCATTTGACCGGCCCGGTTCAGTGACACTTCCGAAGGGAACATCTTTTACTGCGTCGGTGGACAATCGTACTTTTACTTTCAAAACAAGAGATGTGTTAATTGCGACCGACGACGGTAATGGTCTATACTATTTTGCACTGAACAACGACACGAACGTTCCAATCTATGAGGGATTGTCACGAACCAAGACGTTCATTGCAGGCCCCACTGCAGAAAATGACTCATATGTCATACCAGAATCGCGAATAGACCTTGACACGGTCGAAGTAAGAGTGTATAATAGCGTTACGGATACTGCTTATACTGTCTACACAAATTTAAATAACACTACAAACATTAATGCCAACTCAAGATTATTTGTAGTCAAAGAGACACCCAATGGATTCTATGAAATCACATTTAGTAATGGTTCTAGATTAGGTATCTCACCACAGTCAGGTAATAAGATAGAAGTCATATATGATGTAGTATCAGGCCCTGATGCAAATGGTGCAAGGACATTTACTACAGATGCAACTGCAAATGGCAGAACACTTAATATCACCACAACAACATTATCGTCTGGTGGTGCACTCAAGGAAAGTATCGAATCAATTCGAAAGAATGCACCTTATCAGTATGCAGCACAGAATCGTGCGGTAACTGCCGAAGATTATTCTGCATTGGTATTGAGAGAATACGGTAACAATGTAACAGATGTAAAATCATGGGGTGGTCAGGATAACATTCCACCCAAGTACGGTACAGTATACATCTCATTGGTATTCAATACGACCGATGCATCGGTAATTCAAAATACAAAGGATAACATTCGGTCTTTATTCTCTGACCTTTCGGTGGTTTCCTTTGACGTTGAATTCGTTGACCCCATTGAGACCTTTATTGAATCACGAGTATTCTTCCAGTTTAATCCGAATCTCACCTCGTCAGAACAGACTGTAATTGAGAATCAAGTCAAGACTGCGATGGAATCCTATTTTACAGCAAACCTTGGTAATTTCGACCAATCATTCCGTCGTTCAAATCTATTGACTCAAATTGATGATGTTGACCCATCGGTTCTGTCCTCACGTGCGGCTGTTGTGATGCAACAACGATTCACTCCGGTCACTGGTTCGGGCAACTACACGGTAACGTTCCCTACCAGTATCGCAAGTGCACATGATAAGATTTACACCATCGAGAGTGGTAACTTTAGATACAAGGGTAATGTGTGTTACCTGAGAAATCGATTGAATTCAACCGTATTAGAAATCTATGATGTTACAACCGGTAACTTAGCTGTCGACAACGTTGGTTCATATGACCCAAATACCGGAGTACTAAATCTAGAAGGATTCTCGATTAGTCTAATTTCAGGTACGTCTGTTAAAATTCGTGCAGTACCGGCCAACCAAGCAACGATTACTCCGCAGAGAAATAATATCTTACGATATGACGCAGAAGAGTCTATTGCATCGGCGGTATTGAGTAGTTCATTATAAATAGTTCAATAAAATTAAGAGTGGATAACACATGTCAAGTTTCGTAACAACCGACTGTAAAAACGTTTTCTTCGACTTGTTCAGACAAGATATCGAAGATACAAACACGTCGTTATACCTTGGAATTTCTAGTGCGGACTCGTCATCTGATGGTCTGTTTGGACAGAACCAAGCACGAAATGAGATGAACTTTGTCAAGGTGATTAGTTCTAAGTCATTCGTTCTCGACAATTACACTTGGACATCTGGTGTTGTCTACAATGCATATGACGATAATGACCCAGACCAAACACAATTCTATGTAATCAACAGTTCTAATGAAGTGTTCCTGTGTCTACACACAGCAAAGAATAGTGAGGGTGTTAAACTGTCCTCTACCGTTGAACCTACAGAAACACTTGCAATTGCATATAATGGAACAGGAAATTCATTCGGTACTACAGACGGGTATGTATGGAGATACCTATATTCGTTGACTGCCGCATCAATTAATAATTTCAAAACACTCGATTACATTCCGGTACAGAAAATATACAGCAGTAGTTTTATCACGGAAGAACAACAACAGAAGAATCTACAGGATGCTGCTGTTGGTGGAGAGATTCTCAGTATTCAAATCGATTCGGGTGGTACTGGATACGTATTCGCACCCCGAATCGACATCGTTGGAAATGGTACTGGTGGTGCATTTACTGCAGTAGTAGATGACGGAAAGATTGTTGATGTTAAAGTTGACTCTGCATCAAATGTTGTTCTACACGGAAGTGGTTATGACTACGTAGAATTAGAACTCAGTGGTGGAGATGCATCTCTTCGTGCGGTGTTAGGGCCTCGTGATGGAGTCAATGATGACCCAGTTCGCACATTACGTGCAGACAAGTTTATGGTCAACACAGAAATTCAGGATGATGAGGATGGTACAATTCCTCTCGCTGACCCTGTAAACGATTTCAAACAGGTTATGTTACTTCGCAATCCCCTTGTATACGGAACGAGTCAAGATTCTGCGTTTACTGCAAATGCAGGAAATGCGATGAACTATTTGGAGATTGAGAATGTGCAAAACGGCCCATTCGGTGCAGACCAGATTATTCAAAACAATGACCAATCTGCGACAGCAAAAGTATACTGGCATGATGTAGTCTCTACACCAAACCGACTGTATTACACACAGAACCACACAACAGGATTTGGTGCATTTGCCGAGACACAGAGTTTAACCAGTACAACTCAATCGCCAACATGTACCGCAAATATTACTGCAACTGGTCTGAAAGACCCACAAGTCGACCGATATTCGGGTCAGGTTCTCTACATAAATAACCTTGATACTTCAATCGAACGGACTTCAACGCAAACCGAAAACATTAAAATTGTCATTGATTTAGGACAAGAAGGGTAAACTATGCCAACTACATTCACATCCGCAACCTTGAATGGTTCATATGACGATGACTTTGATAAGGATAAGCATTTTCATCAAATACTATTCAACAGCGGTCGTGCACTACAAGCACGAGAACTGACCCAACTTCAGACGCTCATCTATCAGGAGATTGGACGTTTTGGTCGAAACATTTTCAAAGAAGGTGCGTCAGTTTCCTCTGGTGGAATGGCCATCAACTCTTCTTATGAATATGTAAAGATTGCATCGACAAACTCTGGTGGTGAATTTAAAGACATTCCTGCAGGTACGATTTTCCGTGACCTTACTACAGATATTGAAGCGAAGGTACTGGAGGTTCGTCCAAGAAACACGACCACTGGTTTTACTGTTGATACATTGTATATACAGTACATCGATGCGGGTGGCAACGTAGTTAGTGGTACTCCTTCTAGATTTGGTGATAGCGTCACTCTTTTTGACCAATCGGGAACTGGTTACGAACTAGTCACTGACACACCAAATGCGGCCGGACGTGCAGTTAGATTCGATGTTGAGACTGGTGACTTCTTTGTCCTTGGTCGTTTTGTCAATGCATCTAAACAGTCACTTATTCTAAATCCTTATGACCAATCATTTACTGGTTCGGTTGGTTTTAAAGTTGTTCAAGATGTTGTCACGGTCAGTGATGATAATTCACTGTATGATAACACCGGAGGTGTAACTAACACCGCATCGCCTGGTGCAGACCGATATCGAATCTCTCTGACATTGGTTGACAAAGCAGATACAACGACTGACGACACTTTCCTATTCCTCGCAAACATCGAGAACTCAAAGATTACCGAAGAGGTTGAAGAGGACGATGCTTACAACAAGATTAATGATTTGTTGGCGAATCGTACTTCTGATGAGTCTGGTGACTACGTTGTCAATCCGTTCACGATTCATTACGAGGAGAACACTACAGACGCAAATAGTCTAGACCTTATTGTATCAGCGGGCACTGCATATGTCAAGGGTTATCGTGTTGATAATCCATCTCCTATTAAACTGACTGTACCAAAACCACAAGAGACTGAGAACTATGATAATGACGTGGTTCCCATTTCGTATGGTAACTATCTTCTTATTGACTCCGGTCGTGGTGCACCCGACTTAGACTACAGTACAGTAAACTTTAGTACTAGTGCAACTGACCCGTCGACTAATACTATCGGTACTGCACGAATTCGTACCGTTGAGAAACTGTCTGGTGGTGAAGGATTGTTGGATGGTGCAACACACAAAGCATACTTGTTTGACGTAAACATCGACTCTGGTGCAGACATTTCTCTTGCAAGAAGTATCGGTACTTCGGCAAATAATCTTTATAAAATTCGTCTAAACGACACTCGTGCAGTATTGAATGATACAAAGGGAAGCACTGCACTATTCCAGACAACTCGACCCCGTCTTGCTACAATGGGAGACATCGTTTTACGAGTACAACGTCGAGTTCTTACTTCGGCAGTTTCGGCCGGAACGGTAGATATCAATGCCGAACTGGGAGTAGGTGAAACCTTTGTTGACGACACAAACTGGATTGTCGCAGAACCCAATGTTGCATTCGTTCCTCACACCGTATCATCGGGTGTAATCACAGTCGATACTTCGTTGAACGGAACACAACTCGAAGTGTTGTACTATGTTCAGAAGACTGCGGCACTTCGAACCAAGACATTGACAGAGAATGTCACTGGTACCCTAAACCTTGTTGAAAGTGATGGTGTTAG